GACTTGAACGAAACATCTCTTGAAGATGCTTTGATCAACATCGCAGGTTTCGTTGATGAGCGTGGTCTAAAAGTCGCTCTACGTGGCACAAAGTTGGTAATCCCTCGTCAGTTGCAATTCGTTGCAGAACGTCTGATGGTTTCTAACTTGCGCGTTGGCACAGCGGACAACGATGTAAACGCAATCCGTTCAATGGGAATGTTGCCTGAAGGCTATGCCGTCAACGACTTCCTAACGGACCCAGATGCGTTCTTCATCAAGACAGACGCACCTCGTGGATTCGTCCACTTCGAGCGTACTCCGATGTCAACAAACATGGAAGCTGACTTCGACACAGGTAACATGCGCTTTAAAGCGCGTGAGCGTTACAGCTTCGGGTTCTCTGACCCACGTTGTGTGTTCGGTTCACCTGGCGCATAATTTATGCTACAATGAGGTTGTCCTTTTCATTTTGGACACCTCCCTGTTGGACTGGGGCTACTTCGGTAGCCCCTTTCTTTTTGCCTGAAACTTCTGTATGGTTGGTATATCCCTGACAGCTACATGGTGTGGCTGACACTAGCCAAGACAGGAGAATAACATGGCTAACACAACATTTAACGGTCCAGTTCGCTCGGAGAACGGATTCAAAGATGTAACAAAGAACGCGACAACTGGTGCGATTACAGAGAACATCTCTATTTCACATGACGGTACAAACAGCGTTGTTATTATCAAAGACCTACCAACGTCTGACCCATCTGTCGCAGGACAGGTCTGGAGTAACTCAGGTGTCTTGACTGTCTCCGCAGGATAAGGAGATAGATCATGGCTGGTCCAGTCAATGCATATAATTGGGTTCAAGGAACAACGGCTGCTGTCGTAGGTCCATCTCGTTCTCGTTTACGTCAGGTTGTAATTTACGGTGCCGCCGCAGGTTCGTTCACGTTGAAAAACGGTGACACGAATGGCGACGTTCTGCTTACGCAGAAGTTTCCAGCGGGACACCACGTAATGAACATCCCAGATGACGGCATCATCGCAAGCAGCGGTGTGTACGTCGATGCGTTTACAGGTGCGAGTAACGAACTCACGATCATCCTATCGTAGGAGGATCCAATGGTTCACGACATCCGATCCATAACTCAGGTCGGTACATCGGAGCCATTTGAGCTTCAGGTGGCTAGGGGTCAAATCCCTGGTCACTCCATCAGGAATTTGTTTGGAACAAATCCTGCAATCGGTACAACATTCCGTACGCCTTGGGAAAACAACACGGCGTTGCCTTTTTTGTCTGCCGAGCAAAATCTTTCCTTAGTCAGTAGTAATGCAGCCGACACTGCCGTCAGCATTTTGGTGTCAGGCGTTGATGAGAGCTATGCGCAAGTAAGCGAAACAGTTGCATTAAACGGCCTTACAGCAGTTACTACGACTAATAAATTCTTCCGTATAAACGATCTGATCACAGTGAGCGGTAATGCTGTTGGTGATGTAACCGCGAGTTACAGCGGAACGGTGTATGCAAAAATCCTTGCGACATATGGTCGAAATCAAGCGTCGGTATTCACTGTTCCTTTGGGGCATTCGTTCTATCTAGGACGGATCGATGCCTTTACAGCGACAGCCAACAACGACACTAAGATTATGACGTTTCGCAACCGCGTAACGTTTGGTGACGGGCGCGTGTTTAACGTAGCGCAGACCAGTTTTGTGTCTCGTATGGATATTGCACGGACACTTCCGTTTAAGGTCCCAGAGAAAGCAACCATTGAGTTCCAAGCAAAGATGTCCGGTCAGACTGCTGATATCGGGATCTTTGGCGATGGCTTTTTGATTAAAGAACAGGGGAGCTTGTGATGCCTAAGATCGACAAGTCTAAGATGAAATGCAACAAGCCCAAGCGTCAGAAGTCTGGCGGCAAGAAGTTTGTTGTAAAGGCATGTGACAAGGGCAAAGAAAAGATCGTCAGATTCGGGGACGCCAATATGACCATTAAGAAGTCAAACCCTGAACGTCGTAAGTCTTTCCGTGCGCGGCACGGTTGTGACAAAGGTACATTGGATAAACTAAAGGCCAGATACTGGTCATGTAAAATGTGGTAGGACTATGAGCAAACCGTACTTACTTGTTATCTTTACAGCCATTGTAGGACTTGCTTCTACAGGTCTTATATGGATGATTTCTACGCTTGTTACGGTAGATAAGCGTACAGAAGTTATGGATATTAAAATAGATCATTTAGTTCAGGCTGTAGAAAAGCTGACAGAAAGGCAGGCAAATTATGATAGGCCGTGGTCAAATGTCGTTCCAGGTTTCAAAATCTCCGCAGGAGGTAACTAATGGCAGAAAAGAAAAAGAAAAAGCTCGACGCTTGCGCAAAAAAGGTCAAGGCTCGGTACAAGGTATGGCCCAGCGCGTACGCCAGCGGAGCGGTAGCCAAGTGCCGAAAAGTGGGAGCCGACAACTGGGGCGAATCTTCTAAGAAGCGTAAACGCCCTGTTAAGAAGAAGCTAAAGGACGGTGGTATCATAGCTTTTGGTTGTGGTTCTGTCGAAGAGGGTCGTCGTAAAGAGACGAATTTATTCTGATGGCAAAGAAAAAGAACTCATTACGTGAATGGTTTTCCCAGAATGACGGGAAGGGCTGGGTCGATTGTAAGACTGGCAAGCCTTGTGGTCGTCAGAAGGGTGAGAAGCGTAAGAGTTATCCGGCCTGTCGCCCTACTATGGCACAGTGTACGTCAGCCGCAAAGAAGAAGAAATCTTCTAAGCGGATTAACTGGAAGGCCAACGGTGGTTTGGTCAGAGTGTTTTGATAACTAACAGGAGTATGTTATGAAAGATCTAAGCGGAGACGGTAAAGTCACAAAGAAAGACGTTCTGATTGGGCGTGGGGTGATTGAAAAGAAAAAAGGTGGTATGGTCGGTTACATGGGCGGCGGTATGATCAAAAAAGGTTATAAGTACGGCGGCAAAGTCAAAGGGTACAACGCTGGCGGTTGTGTAATGGCAGGACGCGGCGGATCGTTTAAAGGTCAATCATAATGGCAACTTCAGGTTCAAGAGACTTTAACTTAGACGTAGGTGAGATCATCGAGGAAGCGTATGAACGCTGTGGCCTTGAAGTTCGCACGGGCTACGATGCTCGAACAGCGCGTCGGTCATTGAACCTGATGTTCGCAGATTGGGCAAACCGTGGTCTAAACCTTTGGACAGTCAAGCAGGGCACAATTACGCTGACAGCGGGTCAGGGTCAGGAAACCCTGACCGACGACGTTGTGGATATCTTGGAAGTCACGCTGCGTCGGAGTGGCACAGACTACGAAGTAGAGCGGATCAGTCGTGGCGAATATGCTACGCTTCCGAACAAAACTACACAGGGTCGCCCCAGTCAGTTTTACTTTGATCGTCAGATCGATCCGGTGATTAACTTGTGGGCGGTTCCAGAGAACTCTACGGATCAGTTGATCTACTATTACGTTCGTAGGATCGAGGATGCTGATACTCTTGTTAATACTACTGACATGCCTTTTCGTTTTTATCCTTGTATGGTGGCGGGGCTAGCGTACTATCTGTCAATGAAACGTGCGCCAGATCGTGTGCAGCTACTGAAGTCTGTATACGAGGAGGAGTTCCAACGTGCGGCGGACGAGGACGAAGGTCGTACACCGTTGAAGCTACAGCCTAGCTTGAGTTACTTGAGGGTCTAATGGCATACGCTAGCGGAAAGAATGCTTGGGGAATATCGGATCGGTCAGGTCGCCGTTATCGTCTTCGTGAGATGAAGGTGGAGTGGACGGGCGCAAAGGTTGGTCCTGATGAGTTTGAACCCAAGCATCCGCAGTTGTATCCCCCAAAGGCGTATCCAGATCCCCAGGCATTGCGCAATCCGCGCCCAGACAGGGTAGAGCCGCTTGACGTTTACGTTGGCATTCCTTTGGTAGAAAACCCAAACCTTACATCGCCTAGAGCAATCGGCAAGGTTGGCACAGTTACGGTGACGACATCATGAGTTTTACATATGCACAGTTAAAACAGGCTATTCAGGATTACACGGAGAACGACGAGACATCGTTCGTCAACAACCTGCCTTTGTTTATCCGCTTGGCGGAAGAGCGCATCCTGAAGGGTGTACAGCTTAACCTGTTTCAAAAGAATCAGTTCGGTAACATGACTAGCGGCAATGAGTATCTTGCTGCCCCGTCAGACTTTCTTGCGCCGTTTTCGTTGAGCATCGATGTGAGCGGGGACAAAGAATTTCTGTTGTATAAGGACTTGGACTTTGTGCAGACGTACACGCCTGATGCAACGACGACGGGTCAGCCTAAGTATTATGCTCAGTTTGATGTAGACAACTTCATTATTGCGCCAACACCTGACGCCAACTACACGGTGGATATCCACTATCTATATCGTCCTGCTTCTATTACGGTAGGAGCAGAGAGTGGCACGACTTGGCTGTCAGAAAATGCAGAGTTAGCGTTGCTCTATGCCTGCTTGATTGAGGCGTATATTTATATGAAGGGCGATGCTAACATTATGCAAATGTATAATCAGCGGTTCATGGAAGCTGTATCTAGGTTGAAAAACTTGGGTGAGGCTCAAGAAACGATTGATGAGTATCGCAGCGGTCCAATCATAAGAGAGAGATCATGATTCCTAACGCAAAAGGTGATACAATAGATTTTAGGGTTGAGGTACACACCACTCAAAACCGTGGCTTTACGCCAGAAGAAATAGCGGAACGGTGTGCAGATAAAATCATTTCTGTCTCTGACGAGGCGCACCCTGCGATACAAGCGCAGGCACATGCGTTTAGGAAGCGGATCGTACAGTTGGTAGGTTTCTATTTACGTGAAGCTGTTAAAAGTGACAGAACTACGGTATATAATGCACTTACAGACGCAGGGCACCCAGAACTTGCGGAACTTATAAGGAGAATGTGACATGGCCTTTACTGGTAACTACATGTGTACATCGTTCAAGAAGGAACTTTTGTTCGGTGTCCACGATTTTGCAAACGGTGCGGATACGTTCAACATTGCGTTGTACACAAGCTCCGCTACGCTTGATGCGTCTACGACTGCTTACTCAGCAACAAACGAAGTAAGCGGCACAGGGTATTCGGCGGGTGGTCAGGCTTTGACGAATGTGGACCCAAGTTCGAGCGGCACAACAGCGTTGACCGACTTTGCAGATGAGACATTCACGACAGCGACAATCACTGCTCGTGGCGCGTTGATCTACAATACGACACCAAACACGACATCGATCTCGGTAACAAACCCATCGGTTGTTGTACTTGATTTTGGTGCAGACAAAACGTCAACAGCGGGTGACTTCACAATCGTATTCCCAACAGCGGACGCATCTAACGCCATCATCCGTATCGCGTAAGGTCTAGGTTATGGCCTCGTCAACTCTATATGAAGGGTGGGGTCGATCCACTTGGAGTGACGGTTCTTTTGGCACTCCTATCCTCAAGGTTTCTGTGGACGGTGTTTCCGCCACAGGAGCGGTGGGGTCTGTTTCGGTTATTGCCGAAGCGAATGTATTCCCAACAGGATTGGAAGCCACGGGTGGCGTAGGTTCGGTTACCGTTGTTGCCGAAGCGAACGTCCCTGTGACTGGATTAGAGGCGACAGGTTCTGTCGGTTCTGTCTCTGTGGTAGCAGAGGCGAACGTATTCCCAACAGGTGTTGAGGCTACGGGCGGTGTAGGCACTGCCACAGTTTCTGGCGATGCGAATGTCCCAGTAACGGGCATCGAGGCCACGGGTGGTGTAGGCTCTGTCACTGTTGAGGCTGACGCAATCGTTGACATACCGAGCGGACTACAGGCTCAAGGTTTTGTTTACGGTGGCTTTATTGAGGTGATTGCGGATGCGAATGCGCCTGTCACTGGACTGGAGGCTACGGGTTCTGTTGGCTCAGTCTCCGTAGAAATAGTTGTTAACGTCGAGGTCACTGGTGTGGAAGGCACTGGCGAGGTTGGCGCGGTTACGGTCACGGCGGGGGCTGATGTCGCCGTCACGGGGGTTTTTGCTACAGGAGAGGTAGGAACACCTTTAGTTTGGGGACGTATTGTTCCAAATCAAGATCCGAGTTATACTCCTGATCAACCAACACAATCCCCTGGCTGGTCGAGCGATACACCTTCGCAGTCGCCAGGTTGGACCCGAAAAGTAGCATAGGATAGAATTATGCCCAGTACATATACACTGAATAACGGTATCGAACTTATTGCAACAGGCGAACAGTCAGGCACATGGGGCGATACAACGAACACAAACTTGAGCTTATTGGATACGGCCCTTGACGGTCAGGTTACGGTAACGCTGCCGAGTGCGGGGACTTCTGGTTCTCCAAATACACTGGCGATTGCAGACGGTTCCGCATCCGATGGTCGCAACCGCATGGTTATCTTTAACGATGGCGGCGATCTAGGTGCGACGGCCTATGTGCAGTTGACACCGAATGACGCGGAAAAGATCATCTACATTCGCAACGATCTGGCGGGATCGCGCAGCATTATCCTGTTCCAAGGGACGTACAACGCGAGTAACGACTATGAGGTTCCTGCGGGAACGACAGCGGTTATTTACTTCGACGGTGCGGGTTCTGGCGCGGTAGCGGCGAACGTATTTAACAATGCGTACTTTGACAGCCTGCGCTTGGGTAGCGTGTCGGTGACCGCGATCCTAGACGAAGACAACATGGCGTCGGACAGCGCAACAGCGTTGGCAACACAGCAGTCGATCAAGGCGTATGTGGATACACAGGTTGGGGCCAACAACGAACTGTCCGAGGTTCTTGCGAATGGCAACACGACAGGCGGTACGGATATTTCTGTATCTACGGGCGACGACATTACGTTTGCGGATAGCAGCAAAGCCATCTTCGGCGCAGGGTCTGACCTACAGATTTACCACGATGGTAGTCGCAGCATTATTCAGGATAACGGCACTGGAAACCTTAGGATACAAGCAAATAATCTTGAGCTAAACAATGCTGACAATAGTGAAAACTATTTGTTTGCTGCTAATAATGGTGCAGTAACTCTGTATTATGATAATGCAGAAAAACTTGCCACCAGTGCCACTGGGGTCGATATTACGGGCACAGCGGTCACGGACGGTGTTACGGTAGCTGGCAACCTGTCAGTCGATGGCGGCACGATTAAGCTGGATGGTAATTATCCTACTGGTACAGAAAACGTGGCGTTGGGTAATACTGCGTTGGATGATGCAAGTGTTGGTAATTACAATGTTGCAATAGGCGATGCATCTTTAACTGCAAACACAGGCTCAAACAACACCGCTGTTGGCGCATCTTCTATGGCAGCTAACACTAGCGGTGGTGACAATGTTGCAATGGGTGCAGCTACTTTAGATGCAAATACGACAGGTTCCTATAACACGGCATTGGGTAGACAGGCTTTAACCTCCAACACCACCGCAAACAACAACACCGCAGTGGGGTATCAGGCTGCATACAGTAATACTACTGGTGATTATAACGCAGCGTTTGGTCGGATGTCTTTAAATAATAATACTACTGGCGTTCAAAATACTGCCCTTGGCAATGCGGCTTTGATTGCAAGCACTACTGGCAATTACAATGTAGCGGTTGGCTCTCAAGCTCTTGTATCCAATACTACTGCAAGCAATAACGTCGCAGTAGGGTATTTAGCGAGTTACAGCAATACTACAGGAACTTCTAATGTTGCTGTGGGTACTTCAGCATTGCAAACTAGCTCTACCGCATCCAACAACACCGCTGTGGGGTATCAGGCTGGGTATAGTAATACGACTGGTGATTTGAATACTGCCGTTGGTAAAGCTGCTCTGTATGCCAACACGACAGGTGTTAGTAACGATGCGTTTGGTAGTCTTACTTTAGATGCTAACACGACAGGTGGTTTTAACGTAGCTGTTGGCCGCTCTGCTTTGAGTGCAAACACTACAGCGTCTTATAACACAGCGGTTGGTCATGCGTCGTTAGCCTCCAACACCACAGGACAATACAACGTAGCTGTTGGATATATTGCCTTAGACGCAAACACTGTTGGGTACAGAAGCACCGCTGTAGGGAGCTATGCGCTTACCTCTTCTGATGCGGATGACAATACAGCGGTTGGCTACAGCGCAATGAACCTTACCACATCTGGCACGGACAGCGTTGCAGTTGGTGGATATGCTCTGACAACCAACACCACGGGGTCGAGCAATACGGCTGTTGGCTTCCGTGCGCTTACCAGTTCGACCACCGCATCCAACAACACAGCGGTAGGGTATCAGGCTCTTTATGATAATACTACGGGAGCCAGTAATACGGCTTTAGGTCGTCAAGCCTTATTCAATGTGAGCACAGGTTCGTATAACACCGCAGTTGGTGACCAAAGCCAATATAATACAACAACAGGAACCTACAATACTTCCGTGGGTATGTATTCTTTTGTTGCCAATACTACTGGCAGTAACAATGTGGCACTCGGTGTAGCTGCTTTGGAAAACAACACCACCGCAAGCAACAATACTGCCGTGGGGTATCAGGCAGGATACAGCAATACTACTGGTACAGGGCAGGTTTTAGTAGGGAATCAAGCTGGGCGTAGCAATACAACAGGCAACTATCTGGTAGCTTTAGGGGGTGCTGCGGCCTACAGCAATACAACAGGCGAAAGAAATATTGCCATAGGTCAGAACACTCTGTTCTCTAATTCTACAGGCGGCTACAACACCGCTTTGGGATATAGTTCCTTATTCTCCAACACCACCGCATCCAACAACACTGCCCTTGGGTATCAGGCTGGGTATAGTAATACTACTGGTGCACAGAATACTTTTATAGGTACTATCTCTGGCGATGCTAACACAACAGGTTTGGAAAATAGCTCGTTAGGCTATTGGTCTCTTACTGACAATACGACAGGTAACTATAACACTGCTATAGGAGCTAGGTCACTTAAATCCAACACCACCGCATCCAACAACACTGCCGTTGGGTATCAGTCGCTTTATTCAAGCACTACCGCAAACAACAACACTGCTTTAGGTTATAAAGCTGCATATAGTACTACCACTAGCGCAGCCAATACTGCTCTTGGAATGCAAGCACTCTATACTAACAGTACTGGGGCTAACAACACCTCAGTTGGTCTAAACTCTATGTATTACAATACTATAGGTGGTAATAATGTTGCACTAGGTAGGGATGCTCTTCAGAACAACACCACCTCATCCAACAACACAGCAGTTGGCTATCAGGCTGGTTACAGTAATACGACAGGGCCAAATTTAACAGCATTGGGCAGGTGGGCGCTATATAACAACACGACTGGCGCAGATAATACGGCAGTTGGCCTTAATGCCTTGCTTAACAACTCAACAGGTGGTTCTAACATTGCAGTTGGGCAGCAAGCACTTAACTCCAACACCACCGCATCCAACAACACAGCTGTTGGGTATCAGGCTGGGTTCTCAACTACGACAGGTTCAAACAACACTTCGCTTGGGCGTTCAGCGGGATACACTATGAGTGGTGCAACGTACACTACAAACATAGGTTTCGAAGCTGGATTGTATGCATACGCAGATTACAATACTTTTATAGGAGCCAGTGCGGGAAATACCGTTACATCAGGCCAAAAGAACACCATCCTTGGACGCTACAACGGCAACCAAGGCGGCCTAGACATCCGCACCTCAAGCAACAACATCGTGCTGTCTGATGGGGATGGTAATCCTAGGATGTGGGTTTACAACGGGTATTCTAACTTCTCAAATACTACATCTTGGCAGTCTGGTGGCATTGATGCCCACTCTTTTGAGCAGAGCAACGGGGCGCAAGATGTTCTTCATCTCAGACACCCTGCTGTTAGCGGTGGATATGGCTTGTTTGTAAAGTTAGATGGTGGCCCAAACAATACCACAAATTACTTTTTTCAAGCCAGCGACACTACCGCAACAAGGTTTAGAGTGTACTCAAACGGTAATGTCGTAAATACAAACAACAGCTATGGCTCTATCTCAGATGTGAAATTAAAAGAAAACATTGTTGATAGTGGGTCGCAGTGGGATGATATTAAAGCTCTGACTGTTCGCAAGTACAGCATGAAAGCTGACAACCTTGATGCACCAAATATGCTTGGGGTTATTGCTCAAGAAGTTGAGGCGGCTGGCATGGGGGGGCTGGTGATAACAAGCCCAGACCTTGATCCTGAAACCAAAGAAGATTTGGGAACAGTCACCAAGCAAGTCAACTACTCCATCCTTTACATGAAAGCAGTCAAGGCACTGCAAGAGGCAATGGATCGGATTGAAACACTAGAGGCAAAAGTAACTGCCCTAGAAAACGCTTAATCGTAACCAGTCAGAAAAGGAGAAAGACATGACTGATACACCAACTGCGGAAGAAATCGCACAACACTACACAGCAATGGGTCACTCAGTTGACTTGCTAAACGCTGGCAAACCAGAGGACATGGACGATGCCGATTGGGCTGACACTGTGTCACGCAACGTAGAGCATCTACAGCTAATGGTTGCAAAAGACTTCTGGACAACAGAAGATATGACAGCGGTTAACGCTGCGATTGCAGCTAACTCGTAAAACTTTAACATAGGAGACTAGCATGGGAAAAAATGAAAAGACACCCATCACAGTCAACGACACAGAATACTTTGTCGAAGACATGAACGACACTCAAAAGGCATACCTGAACCACGTTCAGGATTTGGACCGTAAGCTGGGCAACGCACAGTTTAACTTGGACCAACTGTCTATTGGGCGTCAGAAGTTCGTTGAACTATTGGCGGATGCTCTCGAAAACCCTCAAGAAGAGGTAGAGGAAGCAGAAGTCGTTAACTAGGTGGAGCAAATGAATGCCGTTGACCAAACTCCAGTTCCGACCAGGGATCAACCGTGAGACCACTTCCTACTCTAACGAGGGTGGGTGGTTTGATATGGATAAGGTCAGGTTTCGTTTTGGCTTTCCAGAGAAAATAGGTGGGTGGCAGAAAAGCTCTGCCACCTACTTCTTAGGTACATGTCGTGCGCTGCACCCATGGGTTGCTTTAGATGGTGAGCGATACTTGGGCGTGGGTACGCACCTAAAGTATTACATCAACGAGGGTGGTGCCTATCAGGACATCACACCGATCCGCGCTACAACGGCAGCGGGAGATGTAACCTTTACAGCAAACGCCAACACGCTTGGGGCAGACCTTGCGATTGGCGATACTTCGATGACGCTATCTAGTGCGACTGGGTTTCCAGACACAGGCATTGTCAAAGTAAACAGTGAGATTATTCGCTACGCTTCGATCTCTGGCAACAACTTGCTTGGGCTTGAACGTGGCTATGACGGCACAACAGAGGCTGCGCATTCGTCTGCGGACGCAGTGACTTGTGCCACATTGATCGTAAGTGACACGGCGCATGGCTGTGAGAACGACGATTTTGTTACGTTTTCTGGCGCGGCTACGCTTGGTGATCAGATTACAGCGGACGTATTAAACCAAGAGTATCAAATCTCTTCTATCGTGGACGACGACAGCTACCTGATTGATGCGCGGGAAGTGGCATCACTAAACAGTATATCCACCACAACAGGATACGATCCAACCTATGTGTTCGCTACGACAGCGGACTCTGCAAGTGGTGGGGCATCGACTGTCGGCACCTATCAGATTAACACAGGTTTGGACACCACGATTGGTGGGGCAGGCTGGGGCGCGGGAACCTGGTCACGCGGATCATGGGGCAGTGCTGCTCCGATCTCTACCGCGACAGCAAGTCTTCGTATCTGGTCGCATGACAACTTCGGTGAAGACCTTCTGATCAACGTGCGTGATGGCGGTATTTACTACTGGGATAAAAGCACTCAGGCAGGGATCACGTTTGGTCGTGCTGTTGAGTTGTCTAGCCTAGCAGGTGCATCTACTACGCCTACGATTGCCAAGAAGGTCATCGTGTCAGACCGTGACCGCCACGTTATTGCGTTTGGTTGTGACGCCGAAGAAAGCATCGGGACCCAAGACCCGTTGTTGATCCGGTTCTCTAGCCAAGAATCTCTGACAGACTGGAGTGCTACACCAACCAATACGGCGGGTGACTTGCGCATCGGTTCTGGGTCCGAGATCGTGACAGCTATTGAAACAAGACAGCAGATTCTGGTGTTTACCGATGTATCGCTTCACGCGATGCAGTACCTTGGACCACCGTTCACGTTTGGTATTAACACGCTTTCAGAAAACATTACGATTGCGGGGCCGCTTGCTGCGGTTGCGATTGAAGACAACGTGTTCTGGATGGGCGCGGAAGAGTTTTATACTTACGGTGGTGCGGTGCAGCGTTTGCCCTGTACGGTTCGTGACTATGTGTTTAGCGACATTAACTCCACGCAGATCGACAAGGTTACGGCGTCCACGAATACTGCGTTCTCTGAGATATGGTGGTTCTATCCGTCTGCATCTAGTTCGGAGAATGACCGCTACGTTGTGTATAACTACCAGCAGCAGATTTGGTACTACGGTACGCTTTCCCGTACGTGTTGGTTGGATCGGGGTGTTGAGACATTCCCTGTTGCGGCTTCTCCAGACCATGCTTTGTATTACCAAGAGCTTGGAAACGACGACGGCAGCTACGCAACACCGACAGGTATTACAGCGTACATCGAGTCCAGTCAGATCGACATAGGCGACGGCGATCAGTTTGCGTTTATCAGACGGTTGATTCCAGACTTGACGTTCCGCGACAGTACAAATGAAACGCCGCAAGCGACGATGACGCTCAAGGCGCGTAACTTCCCAGGCGGAGCGTACTTGCAGACCAACTCCAAGGTTGTCGAAAAGACGGCCTCGGTTCCCGTTGAGCAGTTCACGGACCAAGTACATGTGAGGCTGCGGGGTAGGTCGTTTGCATTTAGGATTGAGAGTACGGACACAGGTATAGCTTGGAGGCTTGGCTCTCCGAGGGTCGATGTACAGGCTGACGGTATGCGGTAATGTCAAGAAATCTCGTCCTTCCCTTCTTTCCCGTTGCACCTCAACAGTACGAACAACAGTACTTTGCAGAGGTCGTTCGGGCGTTTTCTGTTTACTTGGAGCAGATGCAAAACCCTGGAGAGGGGCGAAATACTTTTATGGTTCTAACCAACCTACAAACAGACGACAGCGGTCTTGAAACAGGGGCATTGTTTCAACAAGACGGTTTTGTTAAGATCACATTAATTAATACACCGCATGTCCGTGGTTCCGCAGGAACTGGCGCGGTTGGTACAGTTACGGTGACAACATCATGAGTGATACTATTATTACAATGGCAGACGGCTCTCGCTGGAAACCTTCGACAAGTTCTGATACAGTGCATTGTGTAAACTGTGATAACGCAGTTGACACGCCAGAAGAGATTGCAAGTTACCCAGACGGCAACTGCCCAGACTGCGGACAAACTTGGACAGGCTCTGAAAAGCGCAGTACCAGAATAGTAGTAACTGCCCCAGAACCACTTTCGGGAGAGGCGTAATGGCGAACGAAGAAAAGCAAACAGAAAAGAAGACAGGCGATTTATTCTCCTCCATTGGCGCACTCGTTGGCATGGTTGCTAGCGGCGGTAATCCTATGGGCGCGGCCCTCGGCTCTGGGCTTGGTAGCCTGTTGAGCGGCGGTTCAATGCAGGACGCGTTCCAATCTGGTATCGGCAGCTTCCTGACAGGATCGACCATGGGCAAGGCCGGACTGGCGTTGAATGCGCTGGGCGGTAGCTCACCCCAAGCACAAGGTGCAGGGTTCTTGGGCATGTTTGCAGCGGACCAAGGTCGCCAACGCGCTATGCAGAACGCAGCCATGGGTGCGATGCGTGGTGGACCAACTGGCGCAATCCAGGGGATTATGCAAGCCGCAGGTATACAGAACGCACAGGGTCAGATGGACCCGATCATGGGTGGTTTGTTGCGTGAGATGCTCAACCAGCAACGTCGCCCACGCTTTGAGAGCGTAATGTCAGATTTGGAAATGCGTCAGTATGCAACGGGCGAACGCCGCCCAGACTATCGCGGCACTCCGACACCAGATGCACCTCGCGTAAGCTACCGTCCACGCCAGATGGCGATGGGTGGTTTTGTTGAGGGTCCTGGCACAGGTAAGAGCGACTCGATTCCAGCGGCTATCTACCAGAATGGTGGACGGGTGCAAGAAGCACGGCTATCGGATGGAGAGTTCGTTATGACGGCGGATGCTGTTAAGGGTGCAGGGGGCGGTAACCGCAATGCGGGGGCTGCGAAGATGTATCAAATGATGAACCAGTTTGAAAGGATGGCATAACCCATGGCGGAGGAAATCATCCAGAAGCAGATGACGCTTCTTCCTGAGTATCAGGAAAAGTTTCTCAAGGATCTGCTAGCAAACATATACCAAACAGACGAAGAGACGGGAGAGATCACAGGGATCGCGGCCCGTTCTCCTCTATTTGGGCAACCAGTCTATCAGGCTGAAGGTGGCGGCACGACAACGGATCCGTCGCTTGCTGCACTGGACGAGGCTGGATCTAAGATTCAATACTACCAGACTGCTGAAGGTGAGTTCACAACGGACCCCACTTTGGCGGAGGTGGACCAGTACGGTCAGCCTATTTTTGCTACAGAGGGTGGCGTAGCCGCCCCTGACGTTATTGGATTTACCGACCCACAAGTAGAAGCCATCGCTCGTTTGACGGGTGGCGTAGACCCTGTAACAGGGGAACAATACGAAAGCATGATGGAGTCTTATCAGCCTTACTTAGACAAGGCTTTTGAGGCGTTTACGTCAGGGACGGACATCGCAGGTACGGCTGGCACAGGGCGGTATGACCCACGCGGTCAGATTGTATATGACACCGTCACCGACCCAGTGACTGGAGAGACATCACAAGTTGCTCGTACGGACCCCACCACAGGCGAAGTTGTTCGCGAAGGTGGGTATAAAGAGTTCTACGATCCCTATGTTGAGGATGTAATTGAAACATCCCAAGCGGACATTGCGGAAGCATTGGAGCGTGAACGCGCTCGTATTGGTGCAGAGGCCGGAGCCATGGGGGCGTTTGGTCGTCGCCGTGAGTTGCTCGAAGGCACAGCCATCGGTGAATCCGCAGCGGAAGAAGGCAAGCTAGCAGCGCAGCTACGGTCAGCAGCCTACACAGGTGCGCAGCAGCAAGCACAATCTGCATTTGAGAACCAGCAAAAGCGCGGTATCCAAGCGGGTCAGTTGTTCCAGGGCCTTGGTACGGGGATCGGCGCACTAGGCGAAGCGGCTCAGAACCTTGGGTTCCAAGACATCAACACGTTGTTTAACGTGGGGCAGCTTGAGCAAGGGCAGCTACAGAAAGAATTTGACGTACAACGTGCGGGACAGTTGGAAGAGGCGTATGAACCGTTCGCTCGGTTCTCTTACATGCGCGATATTCTGTCTGGTGTTCCATCAAGCGGTACGTCTTTGGCTGCATCAGCCACGCCACAGGCAAGTCCATTGGCAAATGTATTGACCAACGCAAACCTATACTCCACTGCACAGGGCGGTGGTAACATCTTTGGTGGGCTTGGTAGTTTAAGAAATGTAAGCGGGGCATAATATGCAAGGTGGCATTTATAACGCAGCATTGTTTGGGGCATCCCAGCGCGAGGCACGAGGCAAGCTAGAACAGATGGGCGGGATCAAACGCCCTGGACCTAGCGGGATCTTGGCTTCTTCTCCTGAACTTATGCAAGCGGCAATGCCACGGCCTATGCCGCCGATGCCACAACCTGCGATGGCACCTCAACCAGCCATGGCTCCGCAGCCTGCTCTACCGCAGGTCCCGATGCAGACAGCTATGGCACCTCAACCTATGGCCCAGCCTCAAGCTCCTCGGCCCACGGCCCCCGCACCTCAACAGCCTGTGATGATGCAGGAAGGTGGTCCGGTGGACATTACACGGGAACCTGTAGCATCCCCAGTGATTGACCCTCTGCAAATCTTCCAAGACACCGTCAACCGTATGGGTGAGGGTGTATACAAACGCTTTATTGGTATGTTTGACTCCGAAGAAGAGGCGATGGCAGAAGCTGAAAAGAAACGCGATAACATCTACGCTGCGATGGACACCGAAGACGAAAGCAAAGTCGGTGATGCGGTTGTTAAGGAAGCGGGTCTTGAGCCGACAGATGAAAACAAACAAGAGTTCGCTCGTACTGTCTTGGGTATTGATACCGATGACATCGGTGAGATCGATGATGCAATCTTCAACACGCTTACCGCAGACGTAAGTCTGTCTGGTCAGAAGCTACAGCAAGCCGTGTTGCTAGGTCTACAGAACTATAAGCAGACAGCGTCGGCACGGGCGGCTGCAAAAGCAGGTAGCGGTAAATCTGGTATGTCGCCCCTTGAACCTTTCCCTGATGCGGTTCGGGACTTGGCAGGCAAGATCATGACAGCGACTGGTGAAGACCCAGCGGTAGCGATCCAGCAAGCGCGTGACGCACTGGCTCCGTACTACACTGGTCAAGTTACAGCAGAGCCTTCGCAACCTACTCCTTCAGGTACGCCAACACTAGAACAGTTTTTAAAAGTTGCTCAACCGCAGAACCCTAACACTTCTGTGGAAGACTTAACAAAGTACTATAATGACACGTATGGGGGATAACTTGTGGCAGATATTATTGATCCGTTCAAGCAAAGCCCCTCAACCTCTGGTATCATAGATCCCTTCAAACAACCTTCTCCAAGTGTTGAGTCAGAAGACGACGGCAAACAGTTCTATGATGACACTGCATTAGGAGAAATTGGCGAAGGCATAGTTTCTGGTGGTATCGGAATAGCGGAAGGTCTTGCCGGACTTGTTGCGGCTGGCGTTGATGTAGTTGCGGACACAAACTATGGCGATAGCGTAACCGAAGCGGCGGAAGCTGCTCGTGATGCGCTGGGCTTAGACCCCGAAGGGTTTCTTGGTAAGGGTGCAGAGGTAGTCACACAGTTTGTTGTGCCAGGTATTGGTGCCGCATCCAAGGTTGGCAAGCTAGCACAGGCTGCTCGTGCTGCCAAAGGACTAGCCAAGACCCCTATGACTAAAGCGGAGCGGTTTGCTCTAGCAGGTAAAGAACTTGCAGCCGCAGGTGCGGTTGATGCAGCCGTATCTACAGATGGTATGACCACGATTGGTGACTGGGTGGACATGGGTCCGACACAGTCTAGCGATCTGATTGGTTTGAGTGGTCGTGAGAAAGCCCTTGCTCGGATAGGAAACAAGCTGAAGCTAGGCGTTGAGTCCACGCTTCTTGGTGGCGTAGCGCAGGGTGCGTTGATGGGTGCAGGTAAGACCATCGGTCAAACGCGCCTAGCAAAGGACGTAAACCAGAAGCTAAACCAAGTGGGCCAGAACATCGACAGCCTTATGGAGCGTCGTCTTCTTGCCAAACCTGGGAGTGCAGAAGAGCTTGGGTACTTTAAGACTAAGCTAGCGGATGCCATCGCATTCAGCCGCTACCGTGGGTATTTACCAGAGCAGGCTGCAACCAAGCGCGAGTTGATCGACGGACAGGTGCAGATCCAGATCAAGAAAGCTGACCGCATCTTGGGTGACCTAGACAAAGAGATCGATAACTTTGTTAAGAAGACACCGGAAGAAGGTGGTAACCTTGACCGTGTGGGCATCATGTCCAAGTTGGAAAGCTATCTGACTGAGGCGGATGACGCAGTCAAAGCGCGTGTGCTAAACGAATTGCCGCAGAACGTACGTCAAAACGCACGGTTGATGCGTAACCACATTGACGAACTGAGCAACAAAGTTCTGGACAGTAACTTCCTCAAGGAAAAGAAGTTCACGGTTGACGGACAAAGCATCGATGACCTGATTGAACAGAACATCAACAGCTACCTACGTCGCCGCTA